AATTGTCACTCTCGGCTGCTATATCGGTTTTTTCTGTTGCGATACCGATATTGATGATTGTACCACTTCTTCCGTGATTACATTCAACATAATCGCCTACATTTATTATCATTAGTGTATCTCCTTAAATAAATATTCTTTGTCATAACTCAAACCTAGATTATAACAAATATAACCTACGTCTTTCTCATTCTCTAAATCTTCGGCAGTTAGAATCCAATTGATTGCTTGTTTTCTAGTTTCAGCACCAAGTTCCATATTCTTCTTTACTTGATTTTCAAACTTTTTATAAGCCTCATCTTTAGCATTATTCTCTCTTTCAATCTCTTCATCAGCCCAAACACCATAAGATTTCATTTCTTTTTGAAACTTCTCATCTGACCAGTATTTTGATTCTGCAATCACCGTTCTTGCATAAGATTTTGATGTTGCTATTGAAACAACTTCGTATAGTGTTTGTTCATCTAAATATCTTGTCAATTGTTTAACGGTATAAACGCCATACTCTCTCCAATGAGCAGGATCCTCTACTAACATACCAATAAAACAATTAGGTGTTTCTAACATTTCTTTTTTAGAAGCTTCATTCATAGATTTGATATGAGCAACTAAATCTAGTTCGTCTTGTCTTGTTTGGTTATATTGAGCAGGTGTTATCATTAAGCATTCTCCAATTCGTTGGCAATTACTTCATCAACGTTGTCACTATCAATTCCAACCATATTCAGATTGTCAATGTCTAGTATATCTTTAATTGCTGAAGATTTTGTAATCAAGTTGTTTTTTAGATTAACAATAATCTTGTCAACTTGGTTTTCAACAGATGTCTCAATGTATTGTTTATATTTACTCATAGTGTGTTTGTCCTTTTGTTAGTGTTAATAATATAGTATCATACAAATCAAGTAAAGTCAAGCAGTTTTTTTTCTTGGCTTCTTTAATTCTTTCTTTTAATGTTTTCTTCTTTATCATATACACATATCCTATCATACCTGGCCTATAAAGCAAGCACTTTTTTCACTTTTTTTAAATTTTTTTTATGAGACCAGGTAAGGGTTACCGAGGTTGTATGTTCTGGTTATGTTCTATTTCCAGTTGTCCAGCACCCAATCAACGTCTGATTCGTGTGGATTAGGGTTTCCGTGAAACACGGCCACCAACGATTCGCTATCTTTTTCAAACGTCCAATCGTTCTTATGAAATCTTGGCTCTTTTCTAGTAAACCACTTATATGAGAAAGACCACTCATTTGGCATATATTTTAATTCGGGGTGATTCTTCATAAATTCATAGGTCACATTCTGGTCACCTTGATATTTACGCCATCTTGGTCTGTCTTCGTAATACCTATCCCACACAGCCGGTGTCATAGTTATATTATTAAATTTCATAATAGAAGAATTAATACCAGTTGTACCTGTGAAGTCGTGCAATGCACCAAAGGTGTCCGTAAAACCAAATTTTGCCATCTTATCAATATTTTTTAGGATGACCACATCCAGGTCCATATAAAGATTTTCACCAATTAGACCACTTTCAGGATGAAATAGTTGTAGTTTGTTCCACCAACCTTGTTCATCATCAAGTGGAAACTTTCTATACTCTATATCACCTTTTACTATTCTATGTAATGAAGTGTTGTCCGTAAAGCAAATAAATTTGTGGTCTATCGTTAGATGTCGGTTGACCATATTGTACAATTTCTGTACATATTCTGGTCTGTATTTGTTTCCATAATAAACGCATACGAAATTCATCACTACATCTTTTTAAAGTTAAATGCTACAGATATTCTTTTCTTTGTTTCATTTAGATTTGGTAATACACCGTGAGTTAAGAAACTAGGAAATAAATACATAACACCTGCCTCTGCTTTACAAGTACAATGTATATTGGTTCTAGGGTGGTTGTTTTTATCTTTTATATGTTCGTCCCAATATGCCTCTAATTCTGTAGCAGCTGGACTAGTAAACATTATATCGCCAGATTTTTCTGGTGTTTGTATATAATATACACCTGAAAATATACAACCTGCGTGTCTATGGTCTTGGTTGTAATCTTTATAACCATTTATATTAAACCATAAGTTATCTAATATGACTTTAGGTAAACCTAAATTACTTGCAAACTCATCAGCTTGTTCTTGTAAAAATGCATACAAAGGTTTTAATCTTTTATGATATTCAAGGTCAATATCTTTTGATTGAAAACCACCCTCGTTAGATACTAAACGACCTTTAGGGTTTTGTGTATTTAATCTACCCTCATTGTCTTTACAAAAATCTAAAATGTAATTAGCTAAAACATCATTATCTAAAATAGATTTTGACACCTTTACAGGTGTTGTAAACATATCAAATTCACCAGTTTGTATCATTATTTTACTTGTTCCTGTATTTGATTTGGTTTTAATAAATTGTTTGGTTGTGCCATTAACATTTCATAAGCCGTACCATCAGCAATCTCTTTTAATTTAAACTGATTATCAACTACCATTTTCAACCATTCATTTACCGTTTTATGACCAGGTCTTAAAGGTTTAATTACTTTACTAATATGTTGGCCTGCAATAAAACTTACAATGTTTCTTTTGTGTGCAAAGACAGGTGTTCTATTTAAAATAGCGTCAACAGCTGATAATGACATATTAGTTATTAATGCTTGACAACCTTGTAAGTCAACTTTAATATCTGTATTCCACCATTGGTTTCCAGGTCTTGGTTTCTGTCTTACTTTAATTGGCATATTTTCAAACTCTGTATCTTTGGTCATATTTGTAATTTGTGTTGTCGCCATTTCAATCCATTTTTCTACTGAACAACCATTAATATGAAAAGTTACCGTTGGTGATGATGGTGCTAATAAGAAGTGTGTCATCTTACCAGTATCCCAACCTTTAAATTGAACATCAATGCCTTCGTGTTCTAATTGACTTATTCTTTTACCGTCACCTATTTTACCTCTGATAGTATGTAAATTACCTTTACAAATTCTAATATAGAATCTGTCCCAATCTACAATAGGTTCTGGATATCTTGTAAAAGGAGCATTTAAATAACCTACATCAACATACCACCATTCTTTATCAAGATGTACACACTCTCTAATTAATTCTGTATTTTTACCACCTAAACCCCAAAAGAAGTGTATCTCGTGGTCTGCGTCTTGCCAACCTTTTTCAATTGCTGGCCAAATCTTATGAGATAAACATTTATCCCAACTCATTTTATGCGTTATAATCATTTAATAATCTCCTATGAACATCACCGTTATTAATCTCTTCTTGTTTCCATTGTGTATAAGCACAATCATATAGCCATTGTGTTCTATCAAATTTACAATTGATAGTCTTATTTCTTATTACTTCTAAACTATGATAACTAACTGGCCAAGCGTGTGATGATTTTGATAATGCCACCGTTGGTATACCCTCACAAACACTTTCTACTAGAGCATTGCTTGAATATGATACTACAACTCTTGCACCATCTAAATCTTTTTGAAATCCACTACCACCATTTGTTTCATTAAAATCATCATAGTTATTACTATATATAATTTTGTTTTTGATACCTGCTTCTCTAAATCTTGTAAAGAAACCACCTTTTTGACCACCCTCTGGTTTTATATTACCATACTTACTTAAAAATCTAGGATGAAATCTTACTTTAATTGGCTCATCTGTATAACCACTTATGTCTCTCATTACCCAATACAAATAATTTAAATAATTCCAACTTATACCCTCACCTTTTGTATATCTAATTAATTTATCTTTCATTTCAGGTGTGTACAAATCGTTTAAACTTGTATCAGTAGGGTTTTGTAAACATAATAATATATAATTGCCTTTATTTCTCCAAGGTTTTATATCAATGTTTTGTTCTTTTTGTATCATCTGCCATCTATCAGCTGGTGAATTATGATTTTTAAATATACCTTTATCGTATGTGTAATCATTTAAACCAACTCTATAATAATAATTAGGGTCACCTACTTTTATGCCTCTTCTAAATGTAGCGCCTTCTAAAACTATTAATGGTTTTTTAGTGTCTGAAATATATTTGTATTGGTCTTTATAGTCTTTAAAATAACCTTTAACACCTGTTGTGATATATGCCTTAGCGTGTTCAAGATGTTTACGGTCTTCAAACTTGGCATACTTGTAAATTTCGTGTGTAGGAAATTTAAAGAAATCGCCCTCTCTAAATGCACCCCAAAAACCGACTATCATTGCAACCTCTTAACTGCCTCGTAGGCAACACCATTTTTAAACTCTTCTAAATTAAACTGACAACTTAATAAACTATCTATCCACAAATCTATAAGTTCTTTGTCTGCATAAAAAGGGTTTTCTATATGTTCTAACTTTTCACTAACAGGATATGATTGAGATACACCATTACAAAATACAGGCACACCAGCTAATACTGCTTCAATAGCAGCTGTTGATTGCATTGAAACTAAAGCGTGACAGCCTTCAAGTTGTTTAGTTAAAGGTTGTGTTTCATTCTTTTTTCTAACTATTATTTGTCTATCTGTAAATCTTCTTAACTCTGCAAGTGTTTCATCAATCCACATTTGTTCATCTATATGATATAATCTACATATCGCTGGTGTTGGTGGACAAACTAATATGTGTGTGCCAAACTTCCAACCATTAAATGTTATTGGTTTATATTTTTGAATTCTTTTTTTATCTTTATTTGTAAGTTCTACTATTTTATTAAGTTGCATTTGATTTTTTACAACTCTATATAACTGACCATATTTACCTGGCATATAGTCTCTAGTAGGATAAAAGTATGCGTGGTCCATATAATAAAATTCGTGGTTTCTTTTCTGACATTCCCATATAACTTTTTCTGAACCTCTTAATGTACCAACAACTGCAATAGGATTAGTAGTCCACTTTTGCCAATCAAACATAGGCCAACTACCAACTTCAAAAGCAGGTATTTTTTCTCTGCTATTTTTATGTCTTATTTGGCTAAATGCATAGATAAATCTATCTTTAGCACCTGCGTTTGTACAAAATCCTTCTATCATTCTATATCACAACATTCATCATATAATTTTAACCATTCTTTTGAGTAATCACAATCTCTATATTCATTAAACCAAGGTCCACCCTCTGTAAAGTGAATATTTTTTACATCTTTTTTATACTCATACTCACCTGCTAACCAGTTCCACTCTAATGGTAATTCACCAATTAAATTATCATCTGACAACCATTTAAATTGATGTAGTTGTAAACCTGTGGCTGTATTAACATAATCTGGTGTCAATGATGTACACTTATCACAATTCATAAGCATAAAACTAGACCAATTCTTTTTAGGATATTTTGTTTGTACTTGACCTAAAAATTTTGTTTCTGTTCTAGGTATATAATCGTGTTTACAAACTTGAACGGCATATTTCTCATCACGTAATCGCCATAATTCAGCAATATCACCGACCATTAATTGGTCACAATCCATAAAAACTGCCCAGCCTTTATAGTTTGTAAGATGAGGTACAATAAATCTACTAAAACTAAATTCAGTTGATTCTATATTACTTCTTTCTCTTGTAAAGTTATCTTTTATGTTAGGTAAATATACTGGTGTAATAGATACAGGTCTTGTACTATTTTTTAATATACTATAAGCAAGAACATTAAACGCCACTTTTTCTTTACTATCATAACCGATAAAAACTTTAATCATATGCAATAATACCCATAACTGGTGTTTTAGTTTCTAAATCGTGTATCTCATCTAACTTCATTCTATACCATTTACCTGGTTCAGGTTTAAATTTAAACTTACACAATTCAGCTTCTTTATCCTGTACTCTTCTTGTTTCATTAATACGTTCATTTTCAAACCATTGGTTCCAAAAACGCCATTGATTATCTTCAAACTTAACAGGATAAAAAAGTATTTCTTGTATTCTATTGTCTACAAACTTATCTGTATCTTGACCAATATAATAGAAAAACTTTTCCTTTTCTGGTAATAGTGTCATTCTCAATTCATTCTTTAACCATTCTCTTAATTCATCTGATACCTTATGATAACTAAATTCTTCTCTGTATTTTTCGTAAATACCATCTATTGGTTTTTCTTTTACTACATCAAAGTCTTCTATCAGTTCTTCAGGTACAGGTTTTATGTTTTCTTCTTGTACATATGAATTGTATATCATACTCTAGCCTCCGGACTTTTCATTAACTTCTTTCTTTTAGGACCTTTTATATGGTCATAAACTGGTCCTAATATTGACCTTGCTTGAACGTGTCCTACTTTACCGTCACCAATGTCTTTGTTTATAACACCATTTTTTTCAAATCTTTTTCTTACTAAATCCCATATATAACTATCGTGTTGTTCTTTTTCTTTATATATTAAATCTTCATTATACATCTTTTGCATTTCAATGCCATAGTTTACCACTTCAGGATGTTTCATATTAAAATATAAAAAACCACATTCACTATAATGATTGCCTCTACCTAGATAACTCATCATAGCATTATCACTATGTATATGTTTTTTAATAAAATCTTCATCTATCATTTTGTAGAATATACTATCTGCGTCTATACAAATTAAACCATCATAGTCTTCATTGGTTATAATTTCATTTGTATAAGCATATACTTTATAACTAAATCTAACACCATCATTGATATAACCAGCAGGTGTATCTGCAACAGGTCTTTGTTTGTTTCTATTAACAAACTCCTCGCATTGTGGTATTTCATCAAACGTACTTTTAGGAATTAAGTTAGTATGTGGTATATCTAACATATCTTCACTATATACAATCAAGTTAAATGGCCAGTTATAAGTTTCAAAAAACTTATGACCATATTGTTTGTATAACTTTTTGTTTAATGTGGTAACTACTGCAATCATTTTGTAAATACGGTTTCTTTTCTCAAATTACCTCTACGGTGATATTTAATTGATAACATAATACTTGCTACATCTTCAGCATATTCTTTTTCTCTATCGTTTCTTAATGGTAGTTCTAATACTACAACTGAATCATTCTTTGCCATCAGCTCTAAACCACCTAATACTATTTCTTTTTCGTGTTCTTGACAATCTACTTTAATAAAATCCACATTCTGGTCAAACTTATTAACATAATCATCTAACACAACAACGTCTGTTGTGAGTTTCTTTAATGCACTTTCTTTTAATGTTCTTTTAGAATTACCATATTGTACACCGTGAGATAATAGACTTACGTTACCACTTTCATCTGGACTTTGAAATAGAGTTGCACCTTTTTGGTGTTTGTTAGATAAGGCAACTTCTTCTAATTGCCAATTAGTATGGCCTTCCATATTCTTTTTATAACATTCTATATTATCTGGATGTGGTTCAAATGCAACTACCTTTTCAAACTTTAATGATAAGTCTTTAGACCAAAAACCAATATTACCACCTATGTCTAACGCTAGACCTAACTTCTTACAAAATGATGTTGAGAAATCTCTTTGTTCTTTTTGATATTGAAAATTACCATTATGGTCTTGATGTAAATGGTCTTTGTAATGTGTGTCCCATTCAGGTAACCACCACGTTTTTTCTAGTTTCACTTTTCACTTCCTACTTTTTGTATAAAATAACTATCTGCAATATCTGATAATGGATTGCCTGCTTTATCAGTATCAAATATTTTTTTCAAGTCAATTTTAGTTTCTTTTATAAATGCATTTAACATCATATCTTTGTCTGCGTTACCTTTTCCTGTTGCACCTTTTTTAACAACACTCGGTACAACGGTATCGTAAGGTATATTTTCTTCTTGTAATCTATATTTGAGTATGCCACAATTTTCAGCGATTTGAAAAAGGCCTTGACCTTTTGAACCATAAGAGTAACCCTCAATATAAACCATAGGCTCAAGTAATGGTTCAATAATGTCCAATGCAAAATCTGAAATGTATTTGAATCTTTGAATAGGGTCAGTCCATTCTTTATGTTCATAACCAATAATTTCCTCACTCATCATACCAATATGTTTCTTTTTATTTGTCAAATAGAAAAACATTAAACTACCATTATCAATACAAATGGCAGGACTTGTTAAACTATAATCAATTCCAACTATCGTCTTCGGCTTTTTCAAAATCTGTGTCATCAATTTCCTCAACTTCCCATCCACAAAAAGGACAAGTAAGAGGTTCTAAATCTTGAACCTCTGTATCCCATTCTATGGTATATTTAGTCTCGCAATTTGAACACGTTTTTTTAGCTTTTTCTAATGACATTATAGTTTGAATTTCTTAAATTGGTCTTTCTTAACATCTTGTTTAATACCACCGATTACATAACTTTCAATTTCTGTTTCCTGTGGAGCATTTTGTGTTGAACGACTATTTAACCAATGTTCTACCCACGGAAGTGGATTTGCTTTCTGTTCGTATCTTGGCTCTAGGCCTATGCCTTTCATTCTTCGGTTCGCCATATACTCTACAAATTGGTGTAATAGTTTTTCTGATAAACCAATCATACTTCCTTTGGAAAATAGATAAGTTGCCCAACGTTTTTCCTCCTGTACAGCCTCATCATACATTTTATAAACTTCTTTTTCAGTATCTTTAATAACCTTATTCATAACTTTGTCATTTTCGTGGTCTCTATAATTATTAATAATTCTTTGAGACATTGCTAAGTGTTGTGATTCATCACGAGCAATAAATGAAATAATTTTAGCAGAGCCTTCTAGTAATTTTAATTCACCAAATGCAAACGAACAAGCAAACGATACATAAAATCTTAAACCCTCTAATATATTTACCGTTACCAATGCTTTCCATAATTTACTCTTTAGTGTATATTCATCTACTGACTTTTTATCTAAATGCCATTTATAACCTGAATCAATCAAGTCATCATAAGTTTCAGTAATAGTCTTTGCTCTTCTCTGTATTTTCTCATCACCAATAATAGTGTCAAACACATCACTAGGTTGTGAGTATAAATTCTTTATAATGTAGGTATAACTTCTACTATGAATAGTCTCTATGAAATCCCAGGTAACAATACAGCCTTCTATCTCCGGTAAAGATACAAATGGTAAAAATGCAAGACACGGACCTCTGCCTTGTACAGAGTCTAACATTGTCTGATACTTTAGATTAGCAGTAAATATAAACTTTTGCTGTTCATTAAGTTCAGCATAATCGTTTCTATCTTTCTGTAAAGATACTTCTTCTGGTCTCCAAAAATAGCCTAGTTGTTGTTGGTTAAGTTTATCAAATATAGGATATTTCATATCACTATATTGTTGTACTTGTAAATCTTCACCAAAAAACATAGGTTGTTTTGTGAAATCTAAATTATTCTCTGTATTAAAAACGCTTCTTCCCATTATTCCTTATTCTCCTTTAGTTCATAAAAAAACTTATCGTCATCACCTGCTGTCCATTTTTGTTCTCCCTCTACACTATACTCCTTGGTGGACACTTTGAAGTCGGGAAACTTCAACTCGCTTGGAGTATAACTCTTATCATAAAATATTACTCTATTATTAGGTTGAGCGGCAAAATGGCCATTCTCTAACTTTAGAATATTAAAACTCTTATGTTGACTTGGTACTTCGCTATAGGTCACATTCCTCTCCAAGTTCGTAGAGTTCGCATTATCAATTGTAAACATATACCAACCTTTGTACCATTTTCTATTTGGCGACAAATACTTACATTGGTTGCCAGATAGCATTTGTTTTTCAACGATTGCAATATCATAACTGAAACAATCCCATAGCTGTAATTCTGTTAACGGTATACTTTCTTTTATATCTTTTTTCCATACAAACGCACTAATCGGTAATTTATCGTATAAGGCACCATACTCTGGTATATAAGTTTCAAAGTATAAAGCTCTGCCTTGAATAGACTTTGCCGATACCCAAACGCCTTCAACTAATTCACCGTGTCCTTTTTCATTATTATATAGATACTCTTTCTTAACATACACATCAATATGAGGTGTATTGACACACAAATATGCCATAAGTTACCTTTCTCTATATTGTACAACTATCGCAATCTTCTTCAGCCTGCAACGTTGCTGGTTCTGTTTCTTCTACCTTGTCTTTCCAACCAAGTGGATGACTAGGTTCATCTTCATCTTTCTTACTATCATATGTATTTTGATAATAAGAAGTCTTCCAACCTAATTTATATGTAGTCAACAAGTCTTGAGCCATAACTGATATTGGCACTTGACCCTCTTCAAAGTGTTCGGGATTATATGACCAGTTACCAGAAATTGCTTGGTCAAAATATTTCTGCATAACTGCAACGATATTTATATATCCTGTGTTCCCTTTCATATCCCATAATAGAGTATATGAGTTCTTTAATCGTTGATAATCTGGTACAATTTGTTTCAGCGTACCCTTTTTAGACTTTTTAACTGACAAATAGTCTCTAGGTGGTTCTATGCCATTTGTCGCATTAGAAACCACACTAGAAGATTCAGACGGCATTTGAGCAGATAAGGTGCTATGTCTTAGCCCAAACTCTTTGATGTCTTTTCTTAATTGTTCCCACTTCATAGATAGTTTACGATTTACAATCTCATCTACCTCTTTTTTGTAGGTATCAATTGGTAAGATACCGTCTGAATATTTTGTTTTATGAAAGTAATCACATTGACCTTTTTCTTTTGCAATCTCATTACTTGCTTTTAATAGATAATATTGGAAAGCTTCTGTTAATTCATCAACTTCTTTCCACGCTTGTTTATCTTCATATGATAATTTTAGTTTTGCTAGATAGTGTGCAAGACCAATATAACCTATTCCTAAACTTCTTCTTGCCTTTGTAGATACTTCGGCAGCCTTAACTGGATATTGTTGATGGTCTATGATTTCATCTAAAGCTCTTACTGCTAAATCACAAAGACTATCTAAATCTTCAAGATAACTAATTTTACCTACATTGATTGCACTTAAAATACACAATGCAATTTCACCACCACCATCAATGTGTTGAATAGGGTCTGTTGGTAATGTAATCTCTTGACATAAGTTAGACATATAAATTCTGTCTTTAAAGCTAGAGTGTGTATTACAATGGTCAATATTCATAATGTAAATACGACCTGTCTCCGCTCTTTCTTTTAACATATTTGTAAATAATTCTTGAGCACCTATTTTTTTCTTTTTAACACTTGTTTTTCTTTCTGCTTTAAGGTAAATGTCATCAAACGTCTCTGTACCCCACGCTTCATAGAGTTCAGGTACTTCGTGTGGTGAGAATAAAGTAATTTCTTCATCATTAATAAATCTTTCATAAAATAGTTTAGATATTTGTATAGAGTAATCTAATTTTCTAACTCTATTATCCTCTGTACCTTTATTATTTTTTAAAACAATAATGTCTTCTATCTCTTGGTGCCAAATAGGGAAGTGAACCGTTGCACTACCACCTCTAACACCGTTTTGAGTACAACACTTAACCGTTGCTTCAAACTTTTTGAGGAACGGTATAACTCCTGTGTGTTGGACTTCACCGCCTCTAATTCTGGCGTTAATACCTCTAATTCTCCCAGCGTTAATACCGATACCAGCCCTTTGTGCAACATAGTTACCAATAGCCATATCACTACTGAAAATACTAGGCAAAGTATCATCAACATCAACCAACACACAACTAGCATACTGGCGAATAGGTGTCCTAACACCGGCCATAACTGGTGTAGGAATATTGATTTTAAATTTTGAAATAGCGTCATAATATTTTTTAACATAACTCATCCTCTTTTGTTTTGGGTACTTTGCAAATAGTGTGGCACTAATCATCATATACATAAATTGAGGTGTTTCAAACAACTCGCCTGTACTTCTATCTTGTACCAGATATTTGTCAATTACCTGTCGTAGACCTGCATATGTAAAATCGTAATCTCTTTCGTGAGTAACCCAATTTTCCATTCGGTCAAAATCTTTTTTATCGTACCAATTTAATATTTCTGAATCATATACACCAATGTCAACACCTTTTTTAACGTGGTCAAAAATATGTGGGTGGTCCCAAAGTTTTCTGAAAATTTGTTTTCTTAATGAGAACAATAATAGTCTTGAAGCGACAAATTGATAATTAGGATTATCTAAAGAAATTAAATCTGAAGCTGACTTGATTAATATTTTTTGAATTTCGTCTGTTGTAATACCATCATAAAATTGTAAACCACTATTCATTTCAACCTGTGATGAAGAAACACCTGATATATCTTCACAAGCATACTCAACCATTTCGTGTATCTTATCAATGTTAAGAGGTTCGTATCCTCTGCCATTTCTTTTCTTCACTTTCAATACATTATTTTCTACCATACTTCTCTCCTAACATTTCTTATAATCGGTTAATTTCGTCAAGGCACTTAATTTAGAATACGTGTTATTACTTATAATATCTTTTATTTCACTTTTAGAGGTTCCTGACGTAATTAAATCATTTACATCTTTAGATTGTATGTGTTGTGGCCAAATAAAAATCTTATAATTTTTTTCAACAACATCATACATTCTTTTTATTATTTCTTTATTTCTTGGTTCATTATCAAATATATAAGTTACCTGTTCAGGTGGCACACGTAAAGTTAAGTCGGCGCCGCCAGCAGCCAAACAATTGTCAATAAACATACTATCAATTGGTCCTTCAACAATAAAAATATCATTCTGTAAATTTACTTTATCAAGACCAAAAACTTTTTGTTTATTCTCATCAAGTTTTATTGTGAGATATTTTGGTTGTTCTTTACCAAAGGCACGGCCTTGAAAAGCAAATGGTTTGCCATCAACACCGTAAAAAGGTATTAACAACCTAGGGTGTTCGCCTTTTGTGTGAGGGAAAGTATTTGGTTTAACCTCATTTACAAATGACATAAATTTATTACAAAAATACAACTTGTCAAAGTATTCAATTGGTATTTGTCTTTTTATAATATATTGTCTCGCTGGGTGTTCATCATCTAATTCACTTATCTTCTTAAATTTACTAAAATGGTCTATGTCATTAAACTTTGTAGGTTTAAAGTCAAATTTAGGTGCTGGCGTGGAGGGTGCCGAACCTTTATATCGTTCTAGTAAATATTGTTCATACTTTTTAGGGTCTATGAATTTTAAAAAATTAGTGAGACTTTGGCCTTCGCCACAATTATGGCATTTAAAGAACATATCATTTTTAACTTGATAAAAATACGCTCTCGCTTTTGTTTTACTCTTTTTAGAATCACCACAATGAGGACACCTGAAGTTGAAAAGGTAGTCACCTTTTTTCTTGAATTGTCCTAATCTGGAAGATAATTCGTTAATAAATTTTAAATCAATATAACTAGACATAGCAAATACAATATACAATAATCTCACTCAATTGTCAATGGTGGAAAAACTTCCTAATCAAAAAAATACCAGAGAATTTTCAGCGCTGTTTTTCTAACAAAAGCGCTTTAGTTCATCATAGCTAGAATAGTTTTGAAATTATTTGATAATATCCAACCTATTACGATAGAACCACCTAATACCAACCATTTATATTTCTCTAGTATACCAACTCTCCCACCAATGTCAAGCTTTAATTGCCTGATTTCTAGTAAAAGTTTTTTTTCTACCTGTTGGATTTCTTTTGATAATTCTTTGTGAACATTATCTATCTCTCCAGCTCTTTCTCTTAATTTTTCAAAGATAACTTCGTCTGTTTGTTCTTGTCTGGAGATTTTCTCTTCGTGTACGGCTAACATCTGTTTAATACAGGTAGATACATCTGTTAGTTTGTCTATTGCTGTGTCAAGTCTACCGTGGATTGTTTGTACGTTCTCCACGTCTTTTTTTAGACCAGCTATATCAACGATTACTTGTTTCTCTATGTCAGCCATTGATACACTTTCTAATTAGCTAATGGGTTTTGTGCTTTTAGTTTTAATTCTTGTATTTGTAATTTTAAAACTTCTACTTCTTTTTCTAATACTGCGACATTAGTTTCATTCTTTTTGATACCTGATACATCTGGTGCTTCTGCTTCAGATTTTTCAAGTAAAGAAATTCTTTCATTTGATTTAGCAATTTCAGCCGTATTTTTTGTGATACCTGATACGTCTATGCTAGAACCTTCTATTGCTGATAGTCTTGTATTAAATTCGCCCCAAGCATAAAAACCACCACCTATGGTAGCGATTACACCTATCAAGGCTGCGTATGTAGATAGTTTATCTACTATTCCATTTTTCATTTTTATCCCTTTTATTGTAATGATTTCAAAGCAGCTATTTCTGCCTGTAAAGTATTTATTCGTGTTGACACCCTAGCTAGAGCATTCATTTGAACAGCAATTGGGTCATTACTTATATAGACATTTAAGGATGCCTCTTTATATATTTGTTGCTGTTCTAATATATTTAGTTTTTCAAATAACTCTAGGTTACCATCAGGAATTGTTCCACCGTTTAATCTTTTGTTCTTATATGCCGTTAAATCTGGTGCATTTGAAGATAACCCTGCTGATATTACTAAAGAAGTTGCTTGTAGTTTTTGGTCAACTCTTTTTAATTTAGAATTTATTTTTGCAATAATTCTTTCTACTTTTTTACCTATGCTGTCAATGTCGGTAGTGGCAATCTTCCTGTCCGAGACAGATACATCTGTCTCATCTTCCACAACTTCGCCATCACTCTCCGTCTCCTTTTGTCCTTCTGTTTCCTTATCTTCAACCACCTCTGGTTCATTAGATACAACATCACTCTCTTGTCCTTCCGGCTTTGTTGTTTTTTCATCTGTTGATAAAGTTTCCTCTGTCTTAACGGTTTCTGTTGTAAGTTCTTCATTAGTAGCATTTGGTTCTTCCTTTATGTTAGATTCTTCGGTTGTTTTTGACTCTATCATATCGTTATTTTCTACTTCAAAATTACTCGTCATTGTCTCTTCTTCTTTAAATTCTTCCATCTTCGGTTCTTCCATCATAATTTCTGGTTCATTTAAACTAGCAATTTCATTCATCATATCACCACCTAATTCTTTCATCATACTATCGCCTAACTCCTCAAAAAATTGTTGTTCAGTAATACCTTCAACTTTTAATTCTTGTTTAAAATCTTGTACTAGATTATTGGTTTCTATAAAATCTGTAAATTGCATTTCTACAAATTCTTCAAACTTTACTTCTTCTATTTTACCAAGGTCATCTTCAACTATAACCTCAAATTTTATTTCCTCTATTTTTACTTCTTCCATTTTATCTATTTCTTTAAATGCGTCATCAACTTTATTATCTAAATCTAGGAATAAATCTTTACCATCAGAGGTTTTTAAATCAACTGCGTCTGCAATATCATTACCTGCGTCTGTACAAGTTCCTAATTCTGAGCAAGGTGTAATTGTTGTAGTGTTAACACCAGCAGTTGTAATAGATAACTGAACATTATCTACATCTGGTCCCCAATGGGCACCATCATTACCTGTGCCAGCTGTATTATTATAAACTTCAGCTCTTATTGTAAAATCTGTTTGTGTATTTGCATTGTGAGTATAACTATCAGTTTGATTATTCCATTGACCACTATTCGTTGACCTATTCGGGTCGTAGTCATTTATATTTCTTGTTTGTGTAGTTACCGTACCATCACCGGCTGTGATAGTTTGTTTAAGTGTTAGTGTGTTTTCAACACTATTCCAAAACCAAATGTCTGCTGACATTGTTGAAGTAAAACCCTCATTGATTTGTGATTGTGTTAAATGACTATCGCCAACTAAATCTACATCTTGGTAAATACTACCATTAGGGTCACCTTCAAATGCTAAAACACCACCTGAAGTATTTTGTCCTGATTGAGTTGTGCCTGATGTGGAGGTGTGGCCTTGACCGACATCACCTGAAATTGTCCAA